CTATAATATCGGCAGTATTCTGGGGTACTCACATCATTGTAGTAAAACTGAGCAAATAGTTCCCAATAACTAGGACCATCAAAACGCTTTCTACCATCAGCACACTCCAAAATTTCTTCTTTGACTATCTCATCACCTTCTTGTTTGATAGTCACTTTAATATAACAAAATTGACCATTTACTTCTTTAGGGTCAATAGGTCTAATAGTTGTATAATCACTGCCTACTGCAATACCTGAAATCAATAAAAATATAATCATTATAAAAGTCCAGGTCAGGTATCTTCTAATTTTTACATATTGTAAAGGGTCAAACATAATTTTGTAACTTCTTTATACTATCCTTTGTATTATAAATGGTATCTTCTATAAAGTCAAGCCTGGATTGGTTATTAGTTAATTCTTTTTCTTCTTCTAATTCTGCAATCTCAGCCTTCAAATGTTCTATTTTTGTTCTTATTTCACTTTCTGTCATTATTTTTTCTCCACCCATTGGCCATCAGGCATTTGGCACGCTGTACCAAAAACCACTTCTCTATTAACACCACCGATACCAACTAACGGCCAGTTATTAGTAATATCTATTGTAGCATCATATTCTTTACACTTAATTGGTCCTTCTAAGTATGATTTTGTTGTATGAATTATACCAGAGTTACCTGTTTTAGGATTATACCAATTTGTATAACTTGAACCGTAAGGACTTGTGTTTAAATGGTCTACAAAAACTGCATTGTGTACATCAAAGTCTGATTTATACATTAATTCTGCACCTGCAAACGCACCACCCATAGCACAAGTAGCTATTGCATAAGGGTTTGTAACACCTGCCTCAGCACACATAGCTGTTGTTGTTGCACCGCCTAAGAAAGCACCGTTTGTACTTCTATTTGTACTACAGCCACTCAGTAGGAGTAGGACCAGGAATATCCTCGTCAATTTTACCATATTCACCTTTGTCTTGTGATACCACATAACAATCTGCTTGTATTTGTTGTATCAAATTATCAATTAAAAAATCTCTTTCAACTGACTTAGGCTGATTGTACTTTAGTTCTCTAAGTTTATCAGCCTGAGTCTTTATACTATCTATCTTATCGCAAAACTGACTAATTTTGTGATACATAATTTCTCACCTTTTGAAATAATGTTTGAATTTGTAATTTATTGTTAGCAAGTTGTTCTTTACCCTCTTGCCAATTTACTTTTTGAAATTCAACAATGTCATTCCACTCAGTTTGCAACCAAGTAGTAACTTTATTTTCTTCGGCGTTTGTAGCATTCGCAAATAAAGATACTAACATTGCAATTGTTAATAATAGTTTCTTCATACTTTTCTTCCTGCTGTTTTTAAGTCCTCTTTACCAACAACCATATAAGGACCTTTGTTGTAGGCAGGTACGATAGAATATTGTTTAGATATTTCTAATCGCTCTTGCCTTTGTTTATGGTCAATCGTGCCACCATTACCTAGTTTTGTATTCGCACTAGGATAATTAGGTGACTCTCTTCGGTAAACTTTTTCAGGTTCATAAGAACCAATAATATGTTCAGTTTTAGGTTTTAACATACCAAATCTATACTTAATATAATCATCTAAAGACAACATATGTTTTTTCATACCAATTTTTTTCATTTGTTTGTTATGCAAACGCAAGTCTTCTTTGTATTGAGCAAGTTGATTATCAGATAGATTATGCATCTTCTTCCTATTCTTTCTCAATGTACCACTTGATGTATTAGTATAGATAATAGCCATTAATTTAAATCTCTTGTAGCTTCTCTTTCAGATTTATCATACTGAGATTCTGCCATCTTTTCAGCATATGACATACCAAAAATAGACCTGTAAAATGCATCTCTTGGAGATGGAGTTTGATACAAGTTTAGTAATGCATCAAACTTAACATCAACATCTGAATAATATTCAGGATGCTTTGCTTTCAATTCAATATGGTCTTTAAAAAATTGAATTCTATTATCATATCTGTCAACTTCTTTCTCAGATAATGATTTCTTTTTAGACAACTTAATGTCTTTTTCTTTTGCATCTTTAAATTCTGCAAATAGATTTTCTTTATTATATGTAAACATACGACCTTTCTCTTTAATTGTTATATAATACCATAACCGTCTGGAAATGGCAAGCCCTTAAAAAAGCGTGAAAACCCACGCTTTCTTGCTGGAAAAACTCTCTAGGATGCGCCAGGACAGACGAATCAAGAGCTCTATGCACTACCGTACCCCCTCTTTTTCGAACAAATCCGCTTGAGTAGGAAATTCTTTTTGACTTTCCTCATCACACCATTTGTCAAATGCAGCTGCTTCCTTTTCATAGTAAGCAATGCACTCTTCACATTGTTTGACAGCGGCTTTGGTATCACCACTCTTAATAAGACCACGAATCTTCTTCAGGTCATCAATATGATTCAGAATATCATTCATCATTTTTTCTCCTTTTGGTCTTCTGAATTCATTAATAGTACAATGTAATGTACAGCTTTTAATAGGTCTTTTCTGTTACGACCATCTTTTTTACCAAACCTTGCAAGATATTTAATTGCATTTGCTTGACAAAAATCTTTATCAATACCACAAGACCTTAACAAGTCTTGTACTTGAACACCATCAGATACTTGAGCGTAATGTTGCCCATATGTACCTTTAATGTAATCTAATACTTCTTTTAGTATTTTATCTTCATTATATTTCATATTTCACCTTTGTTATTTTTGTTTTAAAATCTTTTAAATGGTTTAAATTTGCATAACTATCATTATATATGGCATACGCTAATGTAGATGTATGCCTTTTAATTGTTTCTTTATAAAGTTGTTTAGCTTCTTCATATGTTTTAACAATAGTCTTT